TAGTATTACATTAAATTTTAAATCATTTGATGTTACTTCTAATGCTGAATTAGCACTTTCTAAAGTGTCTGAACCCTCTTTAGCCCATGCCATTTTAATTCACTCCTTCCATTCTAATCGGCTCCCCATACTTTCATTATCGAAGTTGATGAAAAATTGCCCGTATTAGTTTTCACTTCAATATCTGTAATTTGTGATGATGTATTATCCCATTTCCATACATTCTCTTGACGAATTGGAGGATTTGCAGCTCCAGTATTACTTTGACCCATTCCTACTCCCATACCTAACTTTTCATTGGCAGAATTATTAATTACAAAATAATTAAGGAATTTTGGAAATGCGTCAGTTCCTGAGGCTCTAGCCTGTGCTTGACTTGTTTCTGTACTATCTGTACCACCATTGGAACTTCTGCGACCTGAATAAGATGTAGTGTCAGAATTAAATACAAATTGAGCTAATGATGAAGCACTAGGAACAACGTATGCCTGAATCCATAAATATTTTTTAGCAGTTATAGTTCCTGTACTAAATCCACTTGTTCCGTCTCCGTTCACACTAGCCAATTCTTCCCAAAAATTATTAGTATGTGTATCTGCTGGATCCCAACCTAATACTACTACTTCTGAACCTGTGTCATAACTTCCAGAATTAGAATTATACATTTGAAAAATGTCAATAGGGTTTGAAGTATTAACCCATTTGGCAACTATCTCTCTACGTATTGGAGCTGTTCCTGCTCCTGCTGTTGATTGTCCTATACTTTGTGTTATACCTAATTTTTCTTTCCCTGAAAGATTAGCCCAATATCCTACATGAAATGCAGGAGTTGAACCCCCTGCTACTCCATTTGATAAAACAGATTGTGATGTTCCTGTTCCTTCTGCTCCATTTGTTGATATACGATAAGCATAATTTGATCCTGTGTCTACTGAACTGTTACCTAATCTTGCTTCATGATATACTGCTCCTGTTGGGGTAGCATCCCATAAAACCATGTAATATCTTTTATCTGCTAAACTTGAAACTGTAATTGTATCTGCTGAACTCCCCAAAGTAGTTCTTCCAAGTTCAACCCAACCACCTACTGCTCCAGAAGCAGGAAATTGTGTAAAAGTGTTAAAGAACATTGGTCTATTAAATCTATTATCGATTGAATTAAATCCAATCTGATTATTCAAACCGTGCATATTAATTACCTATGTTTGATAGCCCGTTATATACACTTTTAAACCCGTAGCTACATTATCTGTATCTATGGTATCTAAATCACATGTAATAACAGAGTTTGCTGCTATTGTAGAACTAGAAATAACCGCAGGGGTTGCTGCCGTAGAACTTGTTTTTTCTGAGGCATCTATTGTAAGTTTGGTTGATAAAATGGTTGCACCATCATCATTAATATCTACTGTAACAAGGGCTGCACCTGTACCTGCTGTTGTCAATGTAATTAATACTGCTGTAACTTCAAATCCAAAAGGCATTACAAATTCTAGTTTTCCTGTTCCTGCTGTTAATATTGTTGTTTCATCTGACATGGCACCACCCCAGACCTCTGTTTTAGCGTCTGTATGTAAATCTGCTAGTTGAACATTAGAAATAGAATTACCTGTTGCATTTGCATCAAAAGTCTTATTAGTTAAAGTTGAAGTTTTGGCATCATATGCTGCTAAAGCATTACCTAAAGTAGCCTTTTTAGTGGTAGGAGTACCTGCAACATCATCTACTATTACTAATTCATCTGCCTCTTCAGGAGTACCTTCTGCTGTAAGAGAATTAATAGATACCATGAATATTTATTAAATTGTTTAATAAATAGAAGTATTTAACCTATTATTACATCTGTAGCTGTAGCAGAACTAGTCTGTTCTAATTCCAGAATAACCAATGCTTCTGTTTCCAATGTAACACCTGTTTCAGTATCTATATCATCTGTAAAATCATCATATGCCAAAGTACCTGTAGCAGAACTGTTTGTATCTACAAGTGTTTTATTTATATATAATTTCAAATTTGGATCTGAATATGTAACCCATATGTGGTTCCAAGAATCTGCTGTAATCGTACCTGTAACATAATATGGTGTTATTTTATTATCCAGTTCTAAATCAATCCCTGTTTCTGTATCCAGAGATACAGATAATTCATCATCTATTGTACCTGTTCCACCAGAAATGGCAACATGTGCTCTTATTTGATTAGATGCAATTACATGAGGATCTACAACCAAACTATACCTACTTCCATTTTCAAGAAGATTCTGTGGTAATGTGTCTCCACTATCAGTAGCAGGAATATAAAAATAACCACCAAACGAAAATGTTGAGGGTTTTAAACTGGAATGATTGTTTATTTTAACATAAGAAGATCCGTCAAAATCACATCTTCCACCAAACTTTGTATTGTTTGCAGGGAATGTTAGTCCTGATCCAACCTCTGATTCTGTCAATCCGTCTGCACTAGTTGATGTAGAACCTATTAAACGTCTAAAAATACCTACAACCTTTGATCTTGATTCAGAAAACTTGGTTACAAGATCCCAATTAACACTTTGAGTTCTCCTCTTTAAATGCGGGGTAATTGCAATTCTTTGTTCAAGTCCTGCATCTTCTGGTTCTTGTGCTACTATGTCATGTATTAATTCTAATATTCTATTAATATCTTTTCTGACAGCACCAAAATCTGTAGGCTTGATGTAATCATTAATAAAGGACATGACTATACCTCATAACTAAACAGCGTGGACATCGTCTAAAGTAAGTGATATTGTAGTTGCTCCTATGTTTGATTGTGCATCTCCTGCATGCATCTCAACTGTGTAAGCAGCAATCTCAGCCTTTATATCAAGTCCTGTCAAAGAATCTTGGAATCTAAGAAAAGCAGCCAACGGTATTCTGTCGTCTGGCATGGTACAAATAACGTTATCATAAATTCTTCTCTCTTTACCTAAGATTTCTCCTGCAACTATCATGGCTTCTCTAACTGACTGTTCTTCCAAATCTGCTCTGATAGGTAAAAGTTTCTCTCTCTGTTCTCCCAATTTTTTAGATAATACTGTGTTTTCTACTGATGTCTTTAATCTTTTAGCATCATATACTCTATAGTTAACAAGACCTGTTGCAGTACTCCAAGTTGTATCATCTGTACTAACATTATAAGTTCCTGATCCAGACTGATAGTCTATGTTATATGTGTTTGAAGCGTCTCCAAATCTTCCAAATACTAGGAACAAATTAGAGTTTGGTTCAATTTCTAATTTTGGGGAAACTGGAATTTCTGCCCAATCAGCAGGGGTAGTTGTACCCAACTTGTTTAAAAAGTCTGCCGATAACCTAATTCTTCTTCTCACATCTGACAAATCAGGTTTTCCAGTTCCATCGTCTCCACGTATTTCAACCCATGAATCTGAAGTTATATTCCCTGTCTTTGTTAGTCTAACTGCAATTTTAAATATGTTGTCTACAGTAGGTGTAAACGGAATAGCTATATATTCATCGTCCATATTATCAGTAGCATTAGGTGTACTTGTCTCACTCTGATTTAAGGCAGGAGCAAAGTGTCCAAGACCATGAATCCAAGAATACATTGTATCGAAACTAGAATCGTCCCATGCAAAAGGTTCGTTTTTTAGATACATTATTTTTCCAGAATCCCAATTTTGTGCAACATCTTCTGATAACTTGTTTGTAACCAAGAATCCAGAATCATAGAAATTTGCATCTCTTACAATTAAACGTCTGTCTGCATCTACATTCCAATCCGAATTTGTTACACCTACCATTCTTGATATAAACCCTGCCCAAGAATTTCCCAATTCATTTACGTTAGCCAAAGAAATATCAGTTGCATTTATATTGATACCGTCTTCTGTTACTGATGCACCTATTGATGTTGACTGTTCTATTGATGTATCTATATAGTGGTCAGTATCTTCAAACAGATCAACTAACAAATTATATATCTTGGTTGATTCGTCTGTAGTATCCAAATCAATTCCGTTTGATTCCTTAGCTTGATTTCTTTTAATTGTTGTAATTCTATTCTTAAGTATTTCTCCCCAACCAACACAGTTTAACTGTATTCTTTGTTCTGCCGTTCCGGGTCTTAATATTGTTGCTGATTTAATGTGTCCATAAAACCAACGTTGTAATTTTGAATTTGATTTTCCTAACTTAATTTGTACTACCCATTCTCTTTTAATGGTACATCTTCTTCTAGAAGTAGAATCAATTAAAACACCTGTATTATCCTCTAATAGTAAGGTAGCATGAGAATAAGCACCGTTTCCCTCTACTGTTAAAGACAAGTCAGTTAGTCTGAAATCCTGTACAGGGGTTGTCTGAGTCTTACTTGTCTGATATTGTAATTGTAAATCCTCATCATAATTATAAATATATACCTCTGGTGCTGCTTCGGTTGGATCAAAGTTTGGTGTCATACTCATTTCAAATACCTCTATAACGGACTAGTTCCTGAACTCATAGCCTCTTGCATCTCTACAAATCTAAGTCTATTAAGCAGTTCTCTGTCTCCTCTTGTATGGTTAAATCTAATATCGAATGTTTTCTGTTCAGATAAATTTAGTCCAGCCATAGCATCATTTGTCATTCCAATATTGTTAAAGTTTGAAAAATTACCATTAGTGTTAAATGCTCTGGTTGTTTCAATTAATTTTTCTCCACTAGGGAAATATATGTCTCCACTAGCACCAATATCTGCTCTAATTTGTGCTTGTACTGATGGTTTTGTAGATCTATAAGCATATTTTCTATTACCTTTTCTACCACCCCAATAAATTCTAACTCGTTTAATAGGTGCGTTCCAATCTGCATCAATACCTAATGATGAAGATATAAATGATTCCATTCTATCTGTTGATCTTCCTATTGCTTCCATAGTAGATGTTATTAAAGCCCTTGCTCTATGTTTTGCTCTCCTACTAGTTGAATTAGGATCGCTTGGATCATCTTCTACACCAAACATTTGATTTATTCTAGCAAAATCATCTTGTAATGTTTGATCGTTAAATAGAATAGATTTGTTAGGACTTAATGCCATTGAATCACCCATCATTCTAGCAAAAGAACTTGCTGCACTTCTAGACAATACACTTACTCTTCCTGTACCACTTTGTAATCTTGCTGCTATTTGTCCCATTTGTAACAGACCAGAATTATAAAATTTATCTCTCTGTATTCTTTGTTCTTCAACCCATTCAGGTACGTCTATAGTCATAGTATCTTCTGCTGCTCTACGTCTAGCATGTAATAATATCGCAGATCTGGTTCGTCCACCAATACCAACTATGTTTTCTACGAATCTTTGTTGTAATTCCAATGTAGGTAATCTTGCAACTTTTGATATTCTTTTAAATAATGATTGACCTGTACCACCCATTGTTTGTGATATTATAGATGCCATACCAATTAATATTTTATCTCCGCTACTAAAATCAGATAATTTCCTATGTCTATCTCCGCCACTAAATTTGGATAATTCCATTTCAATTCTTCCTACTCTTAATGCATCATTTGTACTAATACTGTTTGCTACAGATCCTATATTAACACCGAATATTTTATGTACTAATTCTCTATTGTCTAAATCTTTGAATTGTTGCATAAATGCTTTACTAGACAAACCACCCCTTTTACCTACTATATCATGTTCGTGAACTGTTTGTCCATTTATAGTAGTTCCAACTGATAAAATATCTGACATATTACCATGTTCTAAAGAGTTAAATATATCTACAGGATTTACACCATTTGCATCTGGTTTCTTTGTGAATCCATCTGTAGCATTAGAAATAAATGTAGCCATATCAATATATACTTGTGTTGCATTAGTTCCCTCTGCTTCATGAATAAGAACTGCCAAGACTTCTTTTTGTAATGGCGGATCTAAAGCCCAAAATTTATTCGACTCATCAAATGTACCTAATGGATCTGCTCGTATTTTTCCTAATTTTCCTGCTGCACCAGAACTACCTCTAGCACCAACTTTACCTCTTGTTGATCCAGAAGATACACCACTACCTACTCCGTTAGAAACTCCACCACTATATCCCCCTGTTCCCCCTGACGATTGGGTGCTTCCAACACCCGAACTAAAACCCGAACCAGAGGGTAATATTCCGTTATTTGATAATTTTAATGCCTTTACTGCCATATTAGCATCGTTTGTACTAGCAGCAAAATCTAACATTATTTGTTGATAATTTTTCATTGGTGTACTCAATGCTTCAAACGAACTTTGTAATCCACCTATAGAACCAGAGAAATCATCTATAATTCCTGTACCTTCTTCTACTTCTTCGTTAAGATCGGATTGAATACCTAAGAATCCATTTACTGAATCTTTAAATCCATAGAAATTAGTTTCGTATGCTAACATGGCTGCGGAAATACCCATAATAATTAAACCTACCGGACCTAGTGCAATAGTTAATGCTTTGGTTGCTATTGTGGCTGCTGTGGTTGCTGCTGCTTGTCCACCTAATCCTATAGTTAATCCTGTTACTGATACTGTTGCTGCTGTCTTACCTCTAATATTAGACCAAGTTGCTACTGTGTTAAGTTTAGTTGCTATTGTACTTCCAATAATCGCAAGTTTATTCATAACCCATTTCTTTTGATTTACACTCAACATAGCACCCATAATTTGCATAGAAGACACACCTACGTTAACAAGGTTTGCTGCGAACAATAACTGAACATCTAAAACTGCTGCTTGTTCGATTTTAGCCTTTTCTTCTTTAACTGCAAGGTCTTCATAAGCGGTTGCTAATTCGTTGGCTGCTAATCTTGCTTTATCAGATCCTTCACCACCTTGTTCTATTGCCGTATTAAGTGCTAACTGTTTTCTGTTAAGTAAATCTTGAGCTCTTTGTAATCCTACTGCTGATGCTGCTGCTCTATTATGAGCTCTGTCTAAATTGGATATGGAAGTAAATGTTTGAACTCCTGCTGTTGACAAGTTAAGCATACCTTGTGATAATGTTTGAAATTTAACTGCTGCTGTTGTTGCAGATTGTTGTACATTATCTATAGATTGATCTGCCCGAATCATAGAATTAGATATATCATTTCCTGCCTTTGTTCCTGCTGCACCTGTCTTTCTTAATTCTGCCTGACCTTTCTGTAATTTGGCTACGGAATCGAAATTGACATTTACTGTAAGATTAGAGGATTTAGTATTAGCCATATACTATCCTTTCACTTTGGTCTTTTGAGAAGTAAGGAAACTACCTGTTCTACGTCTTCTTGATAGAGTTCTCTTAAATGATTTTCTACCTGTCTTGGCTTTCTGAATACCACTACCACGACCTCTGCGAGTATTTCTTTTAGTTCCTGTTAAACCTACTGTTTTAGACAAATTATATTTGGTTACTCTAGGTACTTTAATACCACTAAATAATTTAACGTTTTGTTGAATCAAAGATAACATAAGTGCTTCCATCATAAGATTCATAGCCTTTGTGATTGGCTCTAAAAATGGATTTTCTGGAACACCACGAATATCTACTCTAGTTCTGAAAAATTCTTCACCGCCTATAAAGAAATGCATAGCCTTTGCGTTCTTTGCATATATAGTTTGTGCTACAGTACCATTTGTTACCTGTAAGAATTGATCATGTAGATCTGTTCCTATTGTAAACGAATTATTAGTTTTGCCTGTTATACGCCAAGATTTAGCAAGATCTCCTGTATTAGATGGAGTATTTTCAATAACAACTCTTAATATACCTTCTGCTGCAATATCTATAAATTGTTTCTGTATAGTCTTACTTTTAAGTTTGAGTTCACCCAATTCTTTAACTTGTTTATGAAAGTTGTTATCTACACTAATGGTTCTCGGCATGTGCTTCTTCTTGTTGGATTGTCTTGATACGAAGTAATCGGCTAATATATTCTGCACCCTTATCTTTAAGGATTCTTTGTGCCTGTTCTAAATCTCCATATCCTGCTGATATAAAATTATTTAATAAGAATTGATCTGCTAATTCAGGGAAATTAACTAAAGCTCTGTGTCGTTCTTTTGAGTCTCCGACAACGACTTGGCGTATTGCTTCACCGCTTCTATCGAACTCCAATTTACTAAAAAAACAAGAATTTCCTCGGATAATCTTGAAATTTCTGCAACTGTCATAACCTCTAATGCTTCGTCATGAGGTAAAGGATTCTCTAAAGCAATACTAGTTGCTTCATTATAAAATTTTAATTCTAGTTTATCTACATGTTCTTGTGTAGAATCTTTCTTACCATTTGCTATAGACATTAGTTCGTTTCTTAACTTATTAACAGGTTTAAACTGTTTTGCTGAAACAAATTCTTTGAATGTAAACGTCTTAATTACTTTATCTCCTCTTTTAATTAAAAGACAACCATTCTCATAATCTGTCTCAATCATGATATAATAAAATAAAAAGAGGTATTTAAACCTATTATGTGATAGAAACACCTGCTGCTCTTGCTGTGATACTCTCTCTAAAAGCATCTGTTGAAGAAGCAGATTTCTGTCTATTGTATGAGGTAATAACACAACTAGTAAAGGCGAAATCATCGTCTGGACTTGTACTAATAGAATATCCTGCTGTTCTTTCGGTCTTTGCTAACCAATCAGTTTCTAATGTATTGTTTTTAACAAATACATCTACTGCAAAATCTATACGTCTTGTACTTGATTTACAATAAACGATCTGATTTGTACCATTAACTGCTTGTACTGCCATTCCTCTTGTTACGGTTGTACTAAATCTACCTTCTGGAAATGCTACAGAATTCCATGTGAAAGGATCTGCTCCTGCTCCACTATGTGACATAGTTGCAGTACTTGTTTCAGAAGCAAATGTTGGTGTACTTGCATTCCAAGGACTTGTACTACTTGGGACAGTTATTTCTTTACAAATGAAAGTCATGTTTGCAATCCACATACCTCTTTCCAAAGAACAGGTACATGAAGTTGGACGACAACCATACATTGCTGTATAGTTTTCTGTTCCGTCAATATATTCAGAGAACATAAATGTTAGAGATTCGTCTATAGAACCTGTACCGCCACCAGATGCAGAGAAAGCGTAGTTAATTAATGTAGTGTTAATCATTTCAAAGGTTATTTGGAATGAATATAACTCTCCTGTTTTAACTGCATCGATGATGTCTTCGTTTCCTAATACATCTGTGTCTCCATGTTGTACATCAGGTTGTAGATTAATATCCGTTACTTTTCCTACTGCGATAAATGTTGGTGATGTAATTGCTGCTGCGTAATTAGCAGGAGTTGTTACTGTATCTCCTTCTCCTACGTATTGCAATACTTTAACAAAATCACGTTTGGATTGTACGTTATGGGCTGCCAATGAAGTATTTAGGATTTATTCTAGTCTAAAGAAGTATTAGGTCTTTAGTTTAAACCAACCACATTTTAGAGTACCTGTTGAACTTACTCTACCTGCTGATTCATCATCGTTTCCTAAGAACTCAAATTCTATTTCTGTTTTATCGAAAAATTCAACCTCAGAGTTTGCTGTTCCAACTGCCAATGTGGATTGAACACCGTCTGATTTTTTTAATCTGTCGTTTTCGTTCGGTCTAATTTCCCATAAAATACGGTTTATTTCATCTTCAAATTCTTGTAATAATACGATACCTTCTGCCCATATATCTATGACAACATCTGTGTACCAAGTATGTGAATCATCTCCTAAAGGTTCTTCCTCATCATCATCTGTTCTATACCTACGAACTGCACTAACTTTAATGATATTAGGATCTGTTGCAAAATCTTCTTCAACGTTTAATGAAGGTATATATGTTAATGCCTCGATTGTAGGTGTAACAGTATCTGTTATGTTACTAGAATCCCAATTTCCGTTTAACTGTGCTGCTATAACTATATCCAGAGGTTCTCTAGTTCCAGATAAGTGTCTAATCGTTACTACCATGAATCATCACTAATTAGGATCAACATATCCCATATGATATGATCTACCTCTAGTCTTAGTGGTTGTCTCGTCCATATAATCCCTTAATAATTGTTTACCCATGACAGTTCTTTGAGATTCCTGTCTAGGATCTCTCTGTTCCTGTAAAATACCTGCTGCTATCTGGTTTGCAATAGAGTCAAAAATTGTTGGTAAATCATCTCCTGTTAATTCTGTTCTAATGTTTAGTTTAGCATTAATAAAATCTGTTGCACTTGCAAGGGCGGACGTAACCCCCGCAGGTGTATTAGCCTTTGCAGCACCCCATACTAATTCCTGTACAGTAGAAGCGGTACCATAAGCCATAATTATTTATTAAATAGTTTAATAAATAGAAGTATTATGACTAGTGAATTGTTTTTCCAAATTCATGTCTGTCTATCATCTTTTTTTCAGAATAAAAAGACTTGTCATGAACTAATTTTAATGATCTAACATCTCTTTTTGTTTTAGTAATATCTGATGCAATATCTCTTCCATCTATACTACTGTAAATTCTTGAATGTGCACCTATTCCCTGTTCTAAAAGATATGGTCTTTCTCTCATGTTATACAGCCTAGGTCTTCTTTGATTCATACCATAATTATCCAATACAACACTATGACAGCCAAATGAAATATCTGCCAATTCTACCTTTTCTTGATTCCATTCATGTTTATCTATATATGGAATTTCGTCTGCATCAACTATGAAAGCCCAATCAATTCCAATCTGTTCTGCTCTGAAAAACATATGATTTCTTTTTTCTGCCTCTGTCTTGTCTTCAACATATTCATAATAAACATTAACATCTGTTTTGGTGTTAGCCCAATCCTTAATTATGTTTGCAACTTCATCTTTTGGAAATTCTGGACTTCCTTCCCATTGTTTATATTTACCATCAAAGAAACAAACAAAATCATAATCAGTAATTGTAGGCTGATCCAACATTCTCATTACACCTCTTGGATCGTCCCATACAGAACATAGTAATCCTATTATGTTTAAATCATTCAATTTAAATCGTCCCGAAAATCATACATTCTATACAATGTCTTTTTCCATGCCTTCCTTAAATATCTATATGTATGAAGATAATAAATCTGATTGTCTATTTCATCATCTCCAATTCTTTGTACTGATTTGTCTATGGCTTCTGTTCTGTTATGAACTGCTGCCGTATGCCATGCAAGAACCGATCCTTTTTTGTTTCCACTAGCATCATCTACATTTAATTGAATCCTTCTTGAAGAATCATAACTGTATAATAGAACATGTCCAAGACCATGTGACATCATTATTAAGTTTGATGCAAAACGCATATCATCTTTATTATCCAAAATAAATAAATCAATAACAAACTGACCTACTTTTTCATGTGGAATCAAATCTGATAAATTACCTGTATCTCCTGAACGCCAATTATAGGATCCATACATTTTACTATACATGGTTGTAGGAAAAAATCTTACTTTAAATTTCTTAATTCTAGACAAAGTGTAATCTTTTGTGGTCTCATTTTCAATATGACTGACATGATCTGATATCCATTGATACATTATTTTACGATAACGTCTCTTTTCTATCCACCCTATATTTTCAAACCCATGAAAGGATATGTCCATAATAAAAAAAGAATGTTGAGGTATATAAGTCCTACTATAAAATCAAGGTCTTACATACTCGTCATTGTCTTCACCGACAATAACTCTACCTTCTTCCTGAATACCTAGACCGCCTGCTTTACTAAACTTGTGTTTCAATGTAGATGTTTTTTGAGGTTTCTTTTCTGATTCCAGTTTAACTTTTTGTTTGTCACTCATGTTTTCTATATCTAGTTTCATTTTGAGCAGTCTTTTCTTTTCCTCTAGATAAGGAATGGTTTTGATTCTTAACCTTTGGTAGTTTTCTTCAAGGAAATTTAATTCCTTGTTAATTTGAGGTATAGTTAACTTTACCATGAATAAAAATAAATAATAAGGTATTTAAACTGTATTCAGTTATAACCCTATTTATCTGAACTAGCACGTCTGCCTAAACCTAATAGTGCAAACGATGCCAATAATCCTGCTATGACAATAAGTTTAACTTCTCCCCATAACTCTTTGCCTTGTGTAGAATCAAATCCATAATGATATGCACCTGCACCTATATATGCAACAGCACCAAAAACTAGGATTCCTACCAGAACAACTTGAATATTCTTCAAGACATTTGAATCAATTTTTAGACTCATGTTAAATTGTGTAACAAAAGCCTTATATAAACCTATGGTAATATTGCAGGCATAACTTCAACTAGTGTAAAAAATACACCCATTATTGCTATAATAATATAAAATTTCTTTTCTTTGTTTTCTGATTTGGACTGTAGTTGGGCAGTATGGGTTTTCCATTCTGTTTCCATCTGTGTTTTCCATTGACATAACTTGTCTATTTTATCGTCCAGTATGTCTAATTTGTCAATAATCCTTGTTGTCATATCGTCAAAATTCATTATATAGTAAATGTGGGTAACGACATTATATAGAAGTAAAAAAAATAAAATTGATTATTTCTAATCGTCTTTACTTGAAAGGATTACATAAGCGGTTGCATCAATAACCACAGCGTTTACTCTGTGTGTAGCAACGACATCGACAGATTGTCTGACAATGTTCTTATCGAACTCTAGTTCAATATCACGACCTACAGCTAGACCAAATGCTTTACCCTTCATGAAACAAATGTTTCTTGCAGAGTTGTTGTTTGAAGTATTAATAGAGTTGGTTACGAATATCTCTATACCGAAGTACATAGCGATTCTACCTTGTCTAGAAATCTCTGGACTTGCTTGTTGAATAAATCTGACGATTACTGTGTCTTGGATTAATTCTTTTTGGGCTTTTGGTGTAAGTGCTAGAACTGCTGCTCCGTTGTCTGGTTCATGACCTTGGTTTTGAAGTCTAACTTTTGCTGCTTCGACTCCTGCTGCCTTCATGACACCTGTAGCATCTTCTGATGTTTCATCGGTTACTAATGAACCGTCGTTAGCATTAAGGTGGTTTGCACCGAAATCCTGTGATGTTGATGCTGCGATTGTTGACAATGTGATAGTTACCTCGTCTTCTAAGGCTCTAGTTCTTGCTGTTTCTCTGATTTTTTCGAGAAGATCTTTTGGATATTTCTCTACTTCTGCTTTGAGAACGTTTTGTCTAAAACCTCTGACTGTATTTGCTGTTACATCTACGCCTGTAAGGGTGTGTGTAGCAGGGGTAATATCAGAGCTTGCTGATTCTGTGATAGTTCCAAATGCTGGAATGTCAAGAGTATAGAATCTTACGGTATCTTCTCCTTGTGCGATTTTCTTAACTTGAACCCATGGTCTAATGGATTTAACTAAGATTCCACCCGGAATTACCATAATTTGTTGTCCTACATCTACGCCCGGAATAGTACCAGATGTTGATACTGCTTCTTGGAATGGAGATGGTTGGATTACAGAGTGTTTGTTAATGAACTCATCTTTGTCGATTTTAATGGAGACTGATTGTCCTTCAAGAACTTTTTCCATCAAACTAACTTGTTCTTCAACTTGTGCTTCTTCCCAGACTTTACCTGTTGATTCGGTAATTTCTGATTTGCGTTGTGATTCTGTAAAAGATTCTTCTAATTTCTTAGTTGCTTCTTCAACTCTTTTCTCAACTTGTTCAGCGATTGAACTTTCAAGTGCTTGTTTATCGGCTTCGATTTTATCTGCTTCGTCTTTTGCTTTTTGTGCTGCCTTGCATTTAAGATCGTCTTCTGCACATTTATCTGCTTTTTCTTTTGCTAATTTTTCAGCTTCTGCTTTTTCAGCTTCTGCTTTTTCAGCATCTACAGTTGCTAAACGGGCATCTAAGACTTCTCCAACTTTGGCATCAATTTTTGCATTTAATTCTGCATCTAAATCGGCTTCTGTTTTTTGCACCATTACTCTAATATCATTGGATTCATTACTAATAGAAGTATTAATTTTATCTTTTATATGACAATTCTCTGAATATATTTCAATATTACGTTTTCCACATTTAGATTCAACTACTGATAGAGATACCTCTGGTATTCCCGGATTTTCTCCTAACAAAACTGACATTTCGTTAAATGAAACATCTATAGGTGCGTTCATACATTCATCTGTATCATTCTTACAAATTTCCTGTTCTCCGTTTGCAGATAACCCTAAAGATACCTTAACGTCCAAGTTCTGATCCAATAGTTTCTGAACTTCTGCCTCTACCTGTGCGTGATTAATGGTAGCAGCGTATGATAGTTGTTCCTTGTCGTTATCCCATGACAGAGTAGAATTACCTATTATTCCGTCTGGTTCTTTATTATGATTTAATCGTAAAGGTATTGTTTGACCGTCACCTTTTGATAATTCTGATGCAAAGTAAAAGTTATTATTCAATGATTTTCTAGGCATAGCTAGAGTGCCTTCTATATGTAACATGTCTTAATTAATTGGTTGCGTCGTCAAGAGAAGTAGTTGGATTCTTTTTCTTACGTTTGGTCTTTTTTACAGGTATGATTAAAGCGTCATCGTCAGGACTAACAAATTCCTGTTTTGGTTCTTTATCCAAATCATTTGTAGGTGTTACTGATGTGATAGGTGGAGTGTCGTCCATATCTGTTACATCTACCTCTACGTCTGTATTATCCATTATATATTTTCTAATCTCTGATCTTCTTAGTGTTCCTTTCTCAAATAATCCGATAACATCTTGAATTGTTAGAACTGATTCTGAATCAAATTGGAAATCAACCTTAATATTAGATTTTTCAGGATTAAATCCCAGTCCTAATAAAACATGGTCAAAAATCTGCTTTCTTAACTGTAATCCGTATCTTCTTTGTATTCTTTTAATTTTTAATTTAATCATATCTGATGAAGATTCACTACTTGCTCTTGCAGTAAATCCTGCTGTAAAAATCTGAGTAGCAAACTGTGTACCTGCTTCCATAATTGCAGTTTCCATATGTTCTATATATTTATCGAATTTTGAGGCAGGATTAACTTCAAATATTTCAGCCTTGAAAGCCTTATCTGTGATTATTTTGGCACCTGCACCTAGTTTCTTAAATTCTGACTGTTTTTCTTCAATGAAATCCTCTCCTACGTCTTCAAACTGAATCATCATCATAGGGCTTGCATAAGATTGGAATATTTTAACCATGGCGTTCTCAATTTTCCACATTTCTTCTACAGATGAGTCAATTAGTTTTCCATTAACCTCTTTTGGTGTCACAACTGCCTGAGCCAATGATCTACCCCATAATTCGTTTCTTCTGTTACTAAATTTGAGATGTCCTATATCTTTTGAAGGAATTTGAATATCTTTATCGTTAACATGTTGTGTATATGAATCAACTATGCCTTTTTTGTCTCTCTTTGCTCCTGTAATGGTGGTAATATCAATTTCTGTTATATCTACAACTCTTTTACCCTTTTTTAATAATTCATATAGAACATTTCCTGCTATAATATAAGAATGTGCTCCATCTTCTAATTTTTCTTCAATAAAATTATCATTAATCCATTTTTTCAAGGCTTTTACTGCCTTTTGATTATCGCCTGTAATTATCATTCCTGAACCTAAAACTAGTTGAACATAGGTATCAGATGCTAAATATAGTCTAGAATCGTGGTCATTTAGATAGAAAACCTTAGCAAAAGGTACTTCTGGTTTGGTATCTTGACTCCATTTAGAGAAATTTACCTCAGATTTAGTACCTTCTTCGTATATTTTGACGCTTCCGAATGATTCTATTGGATTTATCTCGACTTTATCGAACATATATGTATCTTTATTAAACTATTTAATAAATAGAAGTATATACATGTATTTTATCTGATTCTTAATCTAGATGAACCGTTTATGCCTTTTGCAGTCAATTCTGCATCTGATTTGGTTAATTCTATCTCTACTTCTCCTGCAAACTCAAAATTGAAATATCCTTCAGGTGGAAGATACTCCCATGTACCACTTGCTGCTACAAGTATGTTACAATCATCTGAAAACACCTCTCTTCTGTTCTGATCATATAATCTTATCTTTAAAGTATATCCTGTAAGGTTAACAACATTAGCCATTTTAGGTTCTGAATATATTGTACCTGAAATTCCTTCTCCTGTATTATCTGTATAATTTCCCATAACCCATACCTCTGAATCTAACTGATTAAAGTAAGTCATGTTTCTCTGTCACCATTCATAACATTAATAAAGGGCTTTGATTATAGAGAAGTATGGATTCTGTAAAATATGATGATGGGAAGCCTAAATTGGGTCTAATTCCTACACATGCAGCATTTGGAATGGGAAGAGCATTAGGATATGGTGCACTAAAATATGATAATTTTAACTATAAAACAGGTACAGGTTTAGATTGGGACAGATATTATTCTGCCTTGTTAAGGCATTTGTTTGCATGGATTGGTGGAGAAAACAATGATGATGAATCTGGATTAAATCATTTAGATCATGTATTAGCATGTAGTGCAATGTTGGCAGATGCAGTATATTCTGGAATAGGGAATGACACTAGATTTAAATAAACACAAGTTGCAGGTTCTTTTAGATGATTTGGAAACAGTCTATGGTTCTAGATATTCCTATCATTATGAAGAGTTTATGTCAAACGGAACCGAACCTGAACTATGGGGTAAGATAGAATTGTTACAGTATATAATGGATACATGGGAAGACAGTACATGTTAGCAAAACATACACCACAAAGTATGATGCAGATGGAAATGTTACAGGGACGTTGGGTTTTTAGAGACGTTGAACAATCTAAAACTCTGGATCATTATGAATCCTATGGAATCAGAGAAGTTCACAGAGTTCCTATGCATTTACACAATGAAGCCTTTATGAGAGACATGATTAATAATGAACAAGTGGCTCATTTAATTAAAAACAATATAGAAATGATGAGAGTTAATGTTGGATCTTTTGTCAGTATTCTGTGTCATACTGAATCGATAAGTGACCAGAACCAGAAAACCTAAGATATAGATTGCCTTGAAATGCATCTCCTTCATCAAACGGATTATCCCTAGATTTCGCAGGCTGTCCGTTTTTACCAAAAGTGATGGTCATAAGTTGTTTCTTCAAATTTATGAACTTCGGGTGGATTCTAACTTTCTTCTTCTGAACTTTGGTAGCAGCATCGACCGTCATTTTTCTGCCACTTTCTTTGTTAGAAATTCCCGTTACGTTAAGATGAAGTGTCTGTCTCATATCCTTAATCATTTCAGGATTCGCTTTGTCACAACCCCATTTACTTACGGAAAATAAATCTGCCAACCTTCCAACTTCTTTAACCATTGCAGTTGCACTTTCTCTTTTATAAGACTTTGAATAAATTACATATGGCATATTATCTCTCATCTCAGTAATACAAATACCAAACTGTGATGTACCGTATCCCGGATCACAGAATCCTAATCTGTTCTTAGATCCTAATTCATAATCTATTTCATAATCCATGTCGCAAATTTCATCTAGTGCCTCTGTTGAGTAAATATCTCCTATGTTGGCACCCCATATTCCCTGAAACTCTTGGGGAAAACTAGGTAACTTGCGTGCTTCATCAATAAACTCATTTGAAAATATACTAGTACCTGTTATGGAATCCTTTTCTAATCCTCTGTCTTCATACATTTCGAATCTTTTATATTGACACATCGCTTCTGGTTCTTCCTTGATTTCATAAAAGAATCCTGTAGCAAAGTCTCCTGCCGTTGATACCCATATTACATAGGAGTCAGATTTACCCCTATAACGTTCACCTACAACCCTGATTGGCTTATCATCTTTTAATCCTGTGAAGAATGCTGCCTCGTCTCCAAATACGCAAGACACTCTAGGAATACCTCTAACTGCATCAATGTTGTTTGATGGATATACCTGTATGTTTGCCTTTCCTATCTGAATCTTATACATTCCGTGATCTTCATAATCTACCCTGTCATTTGCAAACTGTTTTAATCTCTCAATTAATTTTTTTGCTAACTCGATGTTTGGTCCGGTAAATATTACTACGTCTTCGTTTTTTTGAAAGAAATCGTCTGTACAACATTTGAATAGAATCCACATCAAAGTAAGTTCTGTAAGTCCTAACCCTGTTGCCTTGTATACACATATCATTTTTTTGGCAGAATCAAATTTACCCTGTTCCAGATGTTCTATTATTTCTTGTTCATATTTATAACACGGGTGGAATATGCCATCACGTTCCGGACCGCCATTAGGATAAAATATATAGTGCCACCAACAACAATGCTCTGTTTCAGATAATGGATCATAACACCAGAATCTTTCTGGATAAACACGTTCCTCATTAATACGAGCCTTTGTGTTAATATGTCTCTTTGTTTCTTCTGATGCAATCCCTTTAGGCATTATTCCTTCCTGTTATAGATACGTTCTCTTTCGGCATTGTTTTTCTCCTTTGCCGTATTTATTTCTTCTTTATGATAATTTCTTAAATGTATTTCCATTTGATAATCAGACTGAGATGAATTGTCTCCACAATAACCACATATTATGCCTCTAGTTATTGCCATTTAATTGTCACTTATTCCTGACAGATCTCTAGAATTTCCATCGTCAACAGATCCGCTATCGCTATACTGTTCTGTCTCTTTATCTTCTGACAATCCCTGCACGTATGATTCTGTATTTTGGTCATTTTCTTCATTAACACTTTTAAGGGTTTTATACCCACGCTTTTTAGCAGTATCGATTTTTTTACCGTCCTCATCTAACATAACCAACGTGTCATTTTTGAGCCTGCGTTCTTTGTTGAATCTGTTTACCTGCATTACAAGTTCAATGTCTGACATCATCTTTATTTGGTTCATAGACATTTGATGCATTGCATTTGATAATTTCAAATATAATTCCTTGTCTTTTTCATCTGTTAAATCCAACATTTCCTGCAAAGTACGTAGTTTTTCTATTTCCTCATCTATTGTATGCTGTTTTCGAACAAATTCTCCTGTATATTTTTCCAAGGCATCTTCGTCAATCCATTGTTCTGCCTCTATCCTTGCTTCCTTACAATAGGTTGCTACACTAGACACAGATACAGATCCGTATTTTCTTACATATTCCTGATCGGCATTAAATTTGGCAGCAATCTTTCTTATACTAAATCCTTGATAAAGATACATTGTCCTAACAATATTTTTGATTTCTTTCAATGCACCGTCAGGGCGTGCCTTCTTGCCCTTTGCCATAAAAATTATTCTGAAAGAACCCTTATAAACTCACGGGCACTATTCTCATCATTATGACGTTCTGGAAACTTGTGATACCATTTTCCACATGACCATACAGGTATTTTGCAAGCCAAAGCCTGTAGTCCTGTCTGAGACAGTTCTTCAATTAGTGTAGGTGGGTGTGTAGGTTGGAATTTTACATCATAATAATATGAATAATTACAAAGTATCTGTGGCATATTTCCATAGGTTACTTTGTTTTTTACCCTATCAACTACAAATACCCCTGTCTCATTTCCTTTTATTATGTCTAAAACATATTTCTTATATCTGTCTTGGGTTAAACAAAGTCCTATATCTTTTTTCTCAATATCCAAACTTGTAAACAGATCCATATCTACAGGTCTGTTGAATAACTCTGCATCTGGTGCATGAACCAACAGATCCTCTGTAGTTACAAATATGTTTTCTATTGATTCCAATGACTGTATCTTTTTGTATATTTCTGGGTTCTGTCTTAACATGTTACCATGAAACATATATGAAGATTGTAAATGTAAATCGTCTGATTCTACAGCAAGTTTGAACATGTCATGATAAACTATGTGATCGTATCCTATTTCTTCTGCTGCCTTTATTGCTAACAACATCTCATCGTGGTCATTAAAATATGTAGTATTATCATAGTATACACCGTGTTCAAACGTCTCCACGTTTTTGTCTTGTATTACTGTACTCGGGTGTCCTATTTTGGAACATATGTTACTTGTAATAGCAGCCGATCCTGCCATGTCTCCTACGTGTAGTATTTTCATAATATAGTTAAAGTAAAAGCCCTATAATAACGTATCTAATTGTTTGGTTTACAGGTTGAATAATAATCACACCATGGACACAAGAAACTCACTACTTTTTCTGGTGGGCTGTCTGTATCGAGAATTTGTAATTTTGCCAAAACACTTGTACGGATACTTTCAATAGGCTCAAGATTAAAACAGCGTGATTTATGGCGTTCCCAACCAGATGATTTATCGATGTAAATAATGCAAGCACGATTAATCTCTACTCCTGTCGTGATAAAATAAAGTAATTTATAAATATTCATTTGTGCTACATAGTTGTCAGGTACTTGTCTAGGTATGCTCTTTTTGGTTGTCTTTTTGTCACATATAATTAGTTCATCATCTATTTCAACAAGATCGTCCATTGATCCTTTTACACAGTCCGTTATTTTATCTTTGTCTGATTTCTTAGACATTGTTTTAATGTTACAAAACATAGATAGTTCATGTTCTATTCCACCAAGGTTACAAATATCGTGTAAAGCATTACCGTGTACTAGAGGCAGAGTTTTCTTAAAGTCTTTCAAATCCTTTGCATAATCGTTTAACCTATACCAAGCCTTTCTCATACACTCTTGGGTTAAATCAGAAACATGTATTGATTTTCTGACAGGATCTGATCTACCCTTTGTTATTATGGATTGTTCGTATAATTCATCTACAATATTCTCTATTGTTGTGTTTACAGATTCATCAGACATACTTTAATTTGTTTCCCTTCGTTTATTAACACTTCACCGTATTTATATATATCGGTGTCGTATTGATGGGTTAACTTTATAGTTTCTCCGAATCTATTCTTCCAACTTAGAATCCACATTTGTTTTTCTTGTATTATTTCTTGAGCCATATTTCTTTTCCTGTTCTTTTCTTATGTTGTTTGCCTGATATAAACCTTTGTATGACTGACCTCTGTGTTTTGTATTCATGTGGACACTATAATCTGAGTTGTTTAATACATCGTTGCTACATATAGGACATTTTAACATAGAGTTATATTATTTAATATGATAAATAGAAGTATTATGATATAAAAAAAAGAAAAAGAATATCTAGTATTCTGATTCGTTTGGGAACAACAAACACCAGTATTTACCTGATGTTTTCTTACTCTGTTTCTTGCCTATTTTTGCCGGACCGAGTAAATCCCCTTTTGCAAATGCTTCCTCGTAATTAGGAACACGTTTAATCTGTGATGCTATTGCTGATGTACCAAAGAAAGATGTACTTCCTTCTCCATCTAGATCACAATCTGTATCTACTATAAAATAGTCGATTTTACCGTCTTCTCCAATCAGACTTTTATCAGTTAAAGGAGATGGTTTTCCTCTAGTGATTTTGAGTCCACAAATGTTTAACTCTTTGCCTTCTGCAACTTTGATAGCAACGGCTTTTGTACGTTCCTCTTGTTGCTGATGTTGGCTCATGTCAATCGTAGTCATTGTATATGATTGTACAAAGCCCTATATAAATCTATATATTAAACGTAGTTCTTCATCGGTATAATGATACATATGTATTAAAGTATTTAATATAAGATAAAAAGTATATATGATTTAGATAACTATATTTAGATATTCTTTAGATAATAATATCATTTATAGAATAAATTAGATAATAATTAGAGATTGTAATCGCCCCCTCCACGTTTATAGGATTCGTGAAAAAGAGGGTATATAAATGTTTCTATTAGAAAAAGAAACCCTTAAGAAAAAAATTCAAAATAATATTATTCTTTATATATAAATAATATTATTATATGTTTTTTACAATCTGAAAAGTCTCGAAAATACGATTTCTACGAAATGATCCCGATTTGTGCCTAGAATTGAAAATCACGCCTATTTTAATGAAACAGGGATTAGGCTAAGTAAATTAATAAAAGATTTGTCGAATTACAATTTGGTATGTCAAACGTAGGGGGCGGTCTCCTATATATATGTATCGCCGAGTCGTTTTTTTAGAGAATCAACGATACGTTTATATCCTCACAATCTGGGCAATCCGTACCGTACCCTACAGTACCAGAACCGTAAAGTGCCGACTCCAATTTCTCAGGATTTGGAAAATTAAGGGTTTATAAGTGTTATGGGTGCTTGACTACGCTTAAATACTATAGCTTAAATCAGAAAGTAATATATACTAGCCATTTTTGGACGACTATATAAAGGGGTCTCCAAATTAATTATGCAACCCCTTTAAATACCCCTTCAAAAAATGCTGCTTAATATAGTTTTGGTAAGAGTATTTATACTTTATATACTCAAGTCTTAAGAACCTCATAGTTTATATTACGACAAATTCAGAAACAATTAGGTAATTTTTGATACCGCTGTCCTTGAACCATATAGGGCTGTAATCCTGCGAGGGATAAAATTAGAATGATTGGAATCGAGAGCCAATAAGCCACGACTTTCAGCCCTGAGTTAAGGGTTAGTGAATTTCTCTAAGTCTGCCAAATAGAGTAGTAATGGGAAGCATAACCTGAAAGTTTAGTCTCATTAAGTTTGATTATTCACTTATAGTAAATCATTGAAGACTTAGTCAATATTGACAAAACTTCAAAACGAATAGAAATAAACTGAATTTTCCTAAAACCTAACGGACTTAGCAAAAAACAACAATAACAAATCACAATACTCTAAGCGGTAAAATCGTAATTAGATTAGTGATTCATTAAACTATCAATTAACTTCTAAAACAAAAAACATAACTGATGAGACTTATCTAAAGTCGAAATAAAATTAATTATTATCATAAGAAATTATGATATTCATATTTTTTTTATCTTATGTCAAAACCACACATAACAGATTTAGCAATACGCTATATCAAAAGATTCAATGACAATGATATTGCATACTTGGTATATTGTCGTGAACTTTCAAACTAATTTTATCTTATGTCAAAAAAATACACAGGAAAAAAATGTCATAAATGCAATTTTAAAATAATTGTAAATGAAGAATATAAACACCAATTTTGCCACTTTTCAGAAGTACAAAAAGAATTTGGTGATTCAGCATTTTTCTAATTTTATCTTATGTCAAACATAAACCAAAATCAAGAATCACATATAGCACAATTTTTTCAAAAACAATACGCTATGATTCAAACAAAAAGGAATGATAATATTGAATGATTCGACAAAACTTAGATTGATTCATTTAATTTTTCATTCATGGGATAGAGAAAACTATACAGAATTTGAAAAAATCAATATGATTAAGGAGATTCTAGCATGACCGATTTTAATAAAATGTTAGATTCACACATTAAGAGTTTTGAGCAATTCGGCTCTGATATTAATTACTGTCTTTACATCGCACATCACGCAAAATATGGAGATTCAAAATAATGCTTAACAAAATGCAAGTATTAGAGATATCTCAAAACAAAAAATGGGATTCTAAAACACCTAGACAAAGATTTACTGTATTATGTGAAACAACTATCATAAGTCAAAAAAAGCGTTCACTTTATTCTAGACAATATTGGCACGAATTACCAATTAATATCCAGAATAGAATAAACAAGGTGAGATATTAAATCGTGACTCTATACAATACGAATTTTGATGAATGGATTAATGCGGACTCTAGATTTCACGCATGGACTAAATCCAAATATCCTTTAGAATTGGTTACAATTACTAATAAAAAACCCACTATAGAAAAGTAAGTTAACCCTTTTTTTCATAGACATGGAAACAATACAAAAATTTCAATCTGTAACAGATGAAATAAACGATATTGACTTGGTGACATTACAAATCAAACGTACTGTTAAAGGTACACGGGTCTATATCAAGTCTAAAATCTTTGAAGACTTTTTTTCAACCTTTGGAGATTCTGGAGAGCAATTTAGAGACGCAGACGATAACATTAGAGAATTATACAAAATGCCAAACATGGAACGAGTCGCGACGTATTACATGTTGAGAGAGCCTTATGTTAATACTCTCATAGGTTCTGAAAATTATACAAACATGGCATTCCTACGAAGTAAGCAACTTTCAAAAGGAATCTGTTTTAAAATCGACGGGCTACAAAGCAAATCATCAATTAAGAAATTTTCAAAGAATTTCAAAGCAAACGCTATTGATATCTACAACGAATATCTAAAAGACGAAAAACGAGAAGTAGAAATAAAAATCAGGGAGTCCAAATAAATGACTAATCTATTACCACCATTTCAAGAAGAACTGTATAAGGAATATCCATTTTATGTAAAATATTTCGGGTATGAAATCGAAGGCGGCTTTGAATATGATTATTCAGACACTTATTGCGAAGAATGTGATTCATCTGTTTGTGGCTGTGTAGAATCTGAAAACCAATATTTCAAGCATGACGGTTCGGTAGAAACAGAAGATTATACCGCAGGCGAAATTGCAAGCCCAAAATTTAGAGTTGACAGAATGCCACAATTTGAACAATTTGTAAAAGAGAATATGCCGCAAGAAGTTAATAACACATGTGGACTTCACGTTCACTTATCATTTAACAACCAACTTGCATATGAGAAAACTATGGACTTGGAATTTTTTACAGAATTCAAAGTTAAGGTTAAGGAATTTGTTTTGAATTCGGGACTTTTTACCGAACATACGCAAGAAGAATTTGTTAAAAGATTTAGGGGTAATAACACGTATTGTAGGGACATATTTTCACCAAATTCTCAAGCAACAGGAAAAAATGTTTATGACGAAACAACCGAACAAGGAAGATATACTTTCATAAATTATCCATATAACCAACATGGGACGATTGAATGTCGATTATTTCCAAGTACAGTTTCTAGTTCAGAAGTATGTAGTTTTGTAAAATGGTTTATTGACTTTACAAATACTTACTTGAAAAACCAACCAAAATATGAACGCGGTAATTACCAAAATACTAAAATCAAAAACGTTCAATCAATCAATGAAAAGGAGTCTGTTATTATATGTGTGTGATTCTTGCATGTGAAGATAAATTTCCTACTTCTGAATTATTAAAATCATGTGAAGTCACAAATCCGCATGGAGCTGGAATTGCATGGAACGATTCAAATGGAAATCAACATTATAGAAAAGGAATTGATTCAGACGAAATAATTTCAATGATTGAATCGGGATTAGTTAAATTACCTTGCATAGTTCATTTTAGGATTGCAAGTGTTGGGACTAGTGACGGTCTTGAAGGTAAAAAACTATGTCACCCATTCCCAATTAATGACAAAGTCGAATTAGACTTGCAAGGTCATATTGCATCAGATAAAGACGGTTTACTATTCCATAACGGGACAGTTTCAAATTATGAAGATATTGTAAAAGAAACTGTATTATCATCAGGTAAACGAATGTTAAAAGGCGTTATTTCAGATTCTCGAATAATGGCTTTTAGTGCTGCACAATATGGTCACGAATTCATACCTTACTTGGATTCTGATACTTGGAATAAATACGCAATCTTAGATAAAGACGGCATTCACAAATACGGAAATTGGCATGAAGACGAAGGCGTGCAGGCTTCAAATCAATATTACAAAATGAATTCAAATAATGGGTACATTTACGGATTAAGTAATGATTTTGACGAATGGGACGAATCTGGAATAGATAATGTTGGACGTAAAGACGCTTTTGACGAATTTAATGATGAAGATTCATTTAATACAGTTAAAGGCGAATGGATTAAACAAAAAAACGGTTCTTGGAAATATATTAAATCTGAATTCAAAGAAACATGGACAGAAGAAAAACAAAAAGACGTTAAAGAGTTAAACGACTTTTTTGGACTCTCAGACAAAATAAAATATCCATCTAAAAAGAAATTGAAAAAAGAACGTAATGCAAATATTCAATATTTGTTAAATCATAATTGGGTTAACCCCCAAAGATTAGACAATAAAGCCTTGTATTATTGGGTTCATGTCTTACAAACAAACAAGAAAACATTAACCAAAGACAAAATACAAAAAACACTTAATCAACGTGAAAAGATGAACGCAGACGACTATGTAGACTTGTTTAAACAGAATGAGGAATGGATTGAAAAATTCAAATCTTAATTTTTTTTCATGTACAATAAGTTAAGAATCTCTTAACTTAGTACAATATGACAAAAGAATTAGAACGCATTGAATTCTTAAAACTTAAAATTCTTGCGATGAAAAAAGAATTACGAAGTCTTGGAGTTAATCAGCATTGAAACATTGGGACTTAGTTAGAGAAATACTACAGAATAATATTTCAATAGAACGCAAACTTGAAGAAATAGGAAAATTAATGCAATGATTGAAAAGGAATTTTATTATTTTTCAACTCTTGTTATTTCGAGTTGTATATTCATAATTTTAGTAGGTATGATAATATGACTTTAACAATTTTTGAAATAACTTTATCAAGTATTGCAGCCTTCAGTTCAGCCTTATTAGTACATGGTATTATCATGTATTAGTAAGGCTCTTTTTTTTGTGCATTTTATTAAAGTATGAGGTTCATACACTCATACAAGGTTAGGTATGATTTTCATATATTATTTTTTTAATATTTGCTATTTTTTTTAATGTCTGTCGATAAATTAACCTGCTTTTTTTCCATTTATTAATCTTTTTATTTTTTTAAAAAATCAATACATTAATATGTGGCGGATGCGTGAATAAAACAGCGACGAACAAATTTCAAACTATAGGAATTATGGTTTAACTATATAGTTCATATAGATTAAAATAAAATCAGAATTTGTCTAAGTCCGCACATAACATAGGAAAGTATGAACTTCATAGGTACGGGTACGGTAAAGTACGGTACAAATCCTCATACTTTCACATTTGCATAAATTCTTAAATTCATACTTTTTGGATATTTTTAGTCTTTACTTCTTTGTAGAAAATTTTTTCTTTTTTATTAAATAGTTTAATAGATAATATCAGGTTTTTTCAAAAAACATGTTTTTCAAACCACCCCCCCTCTCTTTTTTTCGATGATATTTATTTTATAAAAGTTACGTTCAATCGGCTAACCGACTAGTAGGTTACGCCGAGAGACGAGTTGTTTTGTGTTAACCGATTAAAACCGTCAAGGGTACAACTTTAAACCTGTTATAATATAACATTAACCACTTATAAATGTATCTACAAGTGATCTTTAAAGAAATTAGGATTAACATTGGTGGTATGATAAAGACATTGATCACAATCATCTTTACTAATATGTTTAGCCATAATGTTTTTCTTGTCTCCCTGTGTCATTTTCAAACTAGGATTCTTAAATATAACTTTCATAAAGTCACACATATCATCTGAATCTTCATACAACAAATACATATGTTTCTTCAAGTCTGCCAATTCCTGTGTCTCACGTTCTGCCCACTTTATTCCTTTTGTCGTCATTTCTTTTTTGAATTGATGACAAATATGGTTACATTTTTCAGCCCTACAATGTATTAAATCAATACACTCTTTGCAGTTTTTTTCGTTATCATGAACTTCCCATCTTGACAAAACTTCAACCTCATCTCCTGCCAAATCAGCCAAAGATCTGGTATGTTCTGCACATACTACAATAGCCTGATACCTAGAAAATGTTGTTGCAAATCTTTTATCCCTTGCTATCCTTATTGTCTTTGCAGAATTTTTACAATATTCTGGATTATGTTCTTTTTCATGTTCGTTGTTTAATTTGATTGCTAATTTAACCAATTCGTTACTCATATCACATTTCCAATTATGATTTTCCACATGTTCCAAGTCGTTTTTAACCTTGATCTCTTTTGCCGGACCGAGATTATCTATACCCCTCATTCTTTTCTTTAATTCACCACTCATTTGCAGCAAATTAGCATCACTAATGTCACTTGCATGGATCATTTTTTCCTTTACCTTAAATTCTCTTGACTCCTTGTATTCGTCAGGCAAACACATTGAAATCCATTGGGCTGATATTGTCTGGAAATTCTTTCTTGCTATTTTTTGTATCAAAAGACTGATTAGTTTGGGTGTAATTCCGTCCTGACCCCTAGGTCTTTTAGTATCTTCTGCCAGTATTGTCTTTAATTTTGCTATAATTTCAGGTCTGTTTTCCTTTATTCCATCATTAAGGTGATCTGCCAATTCCAATACAAGACGTTTAAGTCGTCCTCTATCTACCTTTTTTTCAATGGTAACAATATCATTAATTATTCTTTCAGTAACATCATTGTAAGACAATATTCACTCACTAAATAAAAATATATAAAGGGTTATAAACCCTTATATACTATAAGGAACTGTATATTCCTAATAAAGAATCCTTTGTACTAGACACAATAGCACCAAATATATCCATTTTAACCTTTTGAGGTTGTCTTCGTGCCTCTATGTTATATGCTAGATTGTATGCATAGTTTTCTAGTTGTTGACACGTATCGAATTTTTTCTGAATATCGTCTGATACTTTGGGTAATTCTACTTCAAGGTCTTCATTAGATTCTGGTTTGTCTGTTGGTTCAATAAATGTTATCTTTCCGTTAATAGAACGGTAAGCCTGCTCGCCATTTTCATGAAACCATGCCAGTTGAGGTGAGTTGTTAAACATTTGACCTGTAGCCTTACAAGTGAGTTTGTAATTGTTACCGTCAATATTAGTTTCTACAACCCTGCCTTCTACTTTCTTTCCTAAAGAAACCATGATATACTATAGTTTAAACGTTATTTAAATCTTCCCATTTTCCATCTTTGCATATTCTCCAAGAAATTTCTGGAAATGTGTTATATGCATGAATTACGGTAAACTGTTCTTTCAATATTGTTAACACAGGACACCTATGACTTTTCTTCCATTCTATAAACTCATACTCTTCTGTAGGATTCATTGAATATTCACACAACTCTTTATTCTCTTTGGGTGTTAAATATTTCTTATTGTTATTTGACTTCAAAGATTTAGCCTGAATACCCCACCTTATTCCGTCCTTATAGGCTAACAAATCAAACATTCCCTTGCTTGCATAAGCACGTTTAACAATCCAACCTTTCTGTCTTAAAAAATCACGGACTTTATATTCAAAGTCTCTACCCTGATTATAATTCTTTCTTGCCATCTAGGTAAATGTCCGCCCAATCTATTATGTTTATGGCATAATGATCTTGTTCTGCTGTTGTACCAAACTCTTCTCCCAACACCTTATGTATGTATTCGTGTTGTATTGTATTAATAAAATCCTCTATACCTGTACATTTTGCAGGATTGGCATATCCCTTTCTAAATTCAGGATAATATTCGCCCGAATCGTCTCCACGTATATCTATATCAATCAATCTATTATTCATGTCAATTCTTTAAATTCAAGTAGTAATTGATCTCTCTTCTTAGTCATTAATTTAATCAAAGTCTCACCTTCATCATGAGATTTAACCATCTTATTATAGGCATTAGCAGCCTTTTGTACCTTTGGTTTAAGTCTACGTAACTGTTTTTGTGCCCTTCTAATATCTTTCTCTAATTTCTGTATATTTTTAACCTTGATGAATTTGTCCTTAGTTAATTGATCCATATTAATTCAAACCAAGTCCTATTAATAAACCCACCCAAAAAGCACAATTACCTACTATTAATATTTCCATTCTATCCATGTTGATTCAACTTTCCTTTATATGCATCAAACTCTACTGTCCATGTTCCGGGTTTAGACATCTTTAGTTTGTTTCGTTGGTCAAACCATTGGTCAACACCGTCTCTAATACCAGTTGTAAAACACCCAGAATTAACCAGTATTTGATCCTTTGAATCCCATTTCTTTTTAGTTTCATTCCAGAACAAAGTCTCATTGTTAAATCCCATAGGTCTGTGTAGGTGTCCCATCTGATAAACATCAGCCTCACAATTTACAGTAAGATTCTCCAATGCCTTTTCAGGTTGTCCGCCACCTGCTCCATGGTTAACAAATAATGTTTTCTTCATTAAACTTTTATTTTTAAATCTAATATCAAGTCCTACGAAACCTTTTGAACCCAAAAACGTAGTCCCGTGGTCTCTCTTACACCATCGTTTCATTTCTCCTTCTTCCATAACTCTAGAATTATATTCATGATTACCCCATTGTTCATACCAAATCTTTTCCATACCATAATTATCCTTGTAATATTGTTGTTCCTTGAATAACTCTTCAAAGAAATCATCAAACTCATTCATCTGTTCTGCCTTTGTTGCCAACCTAACAGACTCATCTTTAAACCTTGGATCTTTAGGTAAAATCAAATCTAACTGGTCTCCACCAAAACTTGTAAATCTATAAGGGTCGTCTAATATAGCATTCAATCTTCTTGTTGCCAAATCTTCTTGCCAATTTGCATTACCCATATGAAAATCACTTATGACTTCCCAGTTTACTATTGTGTCTATCTTGTCTAACTCAATAATAATTTCTTTACTAAACATGGTATTATCTTATGTTTTCTCCAAATATAAGTCTTTCTTCTACTCTACTTAAACTCATACTCTTGATAACTAAATGACTAGTCTTAGGATCAAGTCTCTTTCTAATGTATCTATGTATTAATTCAAAGTCATGTTGTGATAATTCATCTGCTTCAATCTTAAAATATCTTATGTTCATTTCTTATCCTCTTTGAGTTGTTTGATTTCCTCTTGAAGTATATTTCTATCTCTAACAGTTAAATCCCATTCTCTCTTATAGTGTTTGTTTTGTTGTTCTAGTTCTTTGATTTTATATCCATGTGGTTCAGGGTACATCATCTGTTCTATCTGACTCTTTAGGGAATTGTATTCTTCATGATTTTCATCATCATCAAATAATGCTTGAGGATATAACTCTAATAATCGGTCTAGGAGAGTCATTCCAAATACACCCAATGATCATCTACTTTAACTCTACGATATAATCCAAATGAAACACCTTCAACACGATCCATTTTTGCTAACTGTATATCATCTACCTCTAACATCATACCAGAAACCATAGTGTCAGGATTTTCATAGACAGTAGCAAAGCCACATTTACTATGAGTTCTAATGTTATAACCGTCCAGAGTATGTTCCCAACAAGGCACGTCTCCTATTGTATGTAGTCTGGTGTCTTCATTTGTAAAGATACCATAAACAAAAACCTTATTCATTCCTTACTCCCCTTATTTTCGGTGTTCATAAATTCATTCATACCCTCTTTAGTCCAAAAGTATGGTACATCTTCAATTCCTAATTTATCTAGGATTCCATATAGTTGTTCTCCATACTTTTCTGATTCCTTGCCGTCCCATATGTCTGCAAGTTCAACTATTATTTCCCTTAGTTTCTCGTTTTGTTCTATTCTATTCATTGTGAATCAAGTCCTCTCAGTTTATCCATAACATCTGGACTAATATATCTAACCTGTGCTGTCTTGTTAGTTATTAATATAGTCAAGTCCTTATATTTTTTCTTGTCTGTTATTTTTTCTAACAAAACTCTGAGTTCATCTTTTTCTTTGTCATTCCATTCAGGTGGAACATTTACAATTATATCTCCTTTCATTTATTATCCACCAACTGTTTGATAATATTTTCTAAGAAAAGTATTTTGCTTTCTTGTTCTCCTAACTTTTTTATTGCTGTTACCATTTGTTTGGTTGTTATATCCAACCTAGATTTAACGTCTTCATAATCTAATAAAAGATCATTCAGTTTTTCTTTCAAGTATTTTTTCTGTTCATGACTCAAATTTTCAGGAACATTATTTATTATATCTTCCATGATATAGTTAAGGTCGTATCCTCTTTATAAACCTTACTTTTGGTTTCTCTGTTACCTTTCTAAGATTGTTCTTCATAGCATAATCCAATTCTGTAATCCCCAATTTTTTAGCAGCGTCCCAAGGTAGTCTCTTGTTTATACGATTGCCCTGCATATCTATGTAATGATATTTCTTTGCTGTATATCCATGTAGTTCCCAACTGCCTGCCTTATATACTGTACCATCATGTCCTTCTGTCTGATCTGCATATGTTACTAACATCTTAACTTTAGGAAATTTCTGTCTCAGTATCTTAATAGATCTACTCATGAAATATGTTCTATTAACAGGTTCATCATCTAGTACAACCATTCTAAGAAATTCAAAACAAGTCTGTTCTGTATGACCTAAAGATTTAGCTACTAGTCTGCCACTAGGCTGTCCAAAGGTTATGACTCCTACAAGTTTATCTTTACGCCACATACCTGTAATCAGGCTAGCCTTGCCAAATGCTCTAGTGTAATGATTATTAATAACAAATGGTTTTGCTATATCTCTACTAATTACGTTAACTAAACATTCGCCCAACAAGGTTTCTCTCCACCACAATAACTATGCTTGTTATATTTACAACATGGACATCTGTCATTACCTGTCTTTGCATTTTTAGGTATGTTCCAACCACCGTCCTTGACTCCTTCAAACCTATATGTTTTTTTCTTGTTAAAGTCTGTCCTCTTAAAGTCATATTTTAATACGTTAATACAGTAATCTTCCAATTCAATAATCTGTTTCTTTATTTCCTCTTTCTTTATTACATTACCTTCCTTGTAATATGCTGCCAACAAATCCTGTCTCTTACTCATCTTGAACCCACCTTAATCCATTGCTTACAATCAGGACTCTTACATCTCTTTCTGTTTAAATGTAGGTCAGATATGTCAACCCCACATCTGTTACAGTTTCTTTTTGGTGCTAACAAGCGTCGTCTTTTGGTTAAAAGTCTAGACCTGTTATCATTCTTTCTTTTACAATATATTACATTCATGACACTACTATGCAATTTGCAGAACTTTCTACGACCAGATTCAAATTTGAACCATGTATTTCTACATGAACCATATTGACACATTCTTTCTATATGTCTACCCATTGTATCTGAACACTCCTTTGCTTGCTGTTCCAAGTAATCTGCCTTCTTTCATCAACTCTTTTACAGTATCTTCGGCTATATTAATCTTGTTAAACATTTTATTTTCCATCAATCTGACCTTGAACGAATCAATATTTATCATACCACTCATTGCACATTCTTCAAGACATTCGTCTACGAATTGTTGTTTTGTTGAATCTCTTGTAGCCAACTGAGTCTTTTTAAATTCACCCATGGTTTTCATTCCAAATGATGACAAAGCCTGTATGTATAATCTCCATGCATTATTGACATCTTCTATCTCTACTTTTGGACTAAATCTGAATCTTGCAAAACTATATGATGCCCTTATAATGTCATGATATGCCCTTGAATCAATATCCAAAGAACCCTTATCCTGTTCTCTGAATTTCAATTCTATATACAAGTCTTCCAGTTTGCCCAATGCATTTGTTTCAAATATAGGGTTCAAACTCTTTGCATAGTTCAAGTATTTTATCAACATGTCTTTTTTTAACAATCCCTCATCTTCTATGAATTTATCCAGACCGTCTATCTTAATACGGTTTATTCTTCTAATCTTTTCACGTTCTTGATTGACATCGAAATTATCCAAGACTAAAAAGATATACCCAAATCTTGCTAGGAGAGAATTGGGCATACCTATATTAGCCATAATTGTTGCGTCCTTATCATATCTGCTACTCTTAGGATTTGCAGCACCGATAATTTTGGTTTGTGCAGGCATGGTCAAGTTTATACCAACCTTATTCAAATGTGCCATCTGTTCTTCCATGACATCGTGTAACATAGACCTATCGTCTGGTTTCATTTTATCCATTTCATCTATACAAACAAAATGATTATGTGCCAATATAACCGGACCAAATGTAGCCATTCTGGTTCCGTCAGGCAGGTTATCTACACCCATAACCATACCCGCAGCACTAGCGGAACGACCACTTATCTTGTAAGATTTTTGGTCTAAACTTTTCAAGTCGTCTAGAATATCTGATTTTCCTGTCGAAGGGTCTCCTACAAACAAAGCTGAAATATCCCCTCTCATATTATCAACTCTTCCACCTGATAACAAAGAAATTAGAGCAGCCATTTTTTCTTTTTTACGGTAAATTAATTGCGGTGCTAAAGACTCTATTATTTTTTCAGAATCCATTTTTCTAAATATTTCTATTTCATCAGGTGTTGGGAGAACCGTGGTGTCTTCGTCCATACATCTAACCCTTGTAACTGACAATACAAATCTGTTATAATTCTCTTTCTTTCCATATGATACAGCCCAGACTCTTGCTTCAAATGTATAATCTTTACCTGCCTGTAATTCATATACGTCCTTTCCTATTAATTGGGCTTCAATTCTTCTTGGGTTTACAGAACCTTCTTCGTTTGTTTCTTGAAGTACAACCTTTCTAATGTTTCCAATAATACTTTGTTTTTTGTCAATTAACATAGGTGCTTCTTCACAACTACTACAAACACCTATTGAATCTTTGTCATATATTTCTCTGTAATCATCACATGCTTTTTCTGTCTCTGCTCCACATGATTGACATATGTATACCTTTTTGATATAATAGTTTGAGATGTCACTAGTCTGCATAATTGTAGCCTTGAACACAACAAGTCCGTTCAAATGTTTTGCATCTATTGTTTTAAAAGGTGTTGTATTGCCAGTTATGTTTAATATGTCTACTGAACCGTCTGTATTATCACCTATAACCTCTTTTACTTTTTCAGGGTGGTCTCTGAAACAAGTACCAATCAATAGTTTAGGTTCTACTATCTTACATTCTTCACATGCAAATTTCCTAGCCATGATTTATTATCCCCCTCGTACCTCTATTAATTTTGATAAATTATCACGGTATTCTATAATATCTTTTAATGAAATTTGATTCTTATCTAATGCCTTTACTATGAGATTATGAAGAGGTAAAATATTTTGAGTATTTTTTATTGCCATTGTAACAAACTTTGATTTGTTTTTGATACCAGATAAAATCTCCAATGCCTCTAAATCTAAACTAAAGGAAGCCATGATATAGGGTACGTTAGTGCCATATATTAAGATATCGTTTTTAGTTGCTCTGTAACCTTCTGACGACCAATACTGTGTTTTGATTTTCTTCTAAGTGAAGAACCACAACATAAACAAGTATCCTGACTTTTTAGGTACCAAATTGATTCGTTTGATTCAGAACAGGTACTGCATCTGTTTGCCTTTAAATATGCAATAGAAGCCTTTATGTTTGTCATTGCCAAAACATTTGATCCTTTATATCTACATTTATTTTTACATAAATATACCATGGTAACAATGTGTTATGGTGATATTTAAACTTTTTTATTAAAGTGTTTAATAGATCACGCATACGACACTCTATTATTCCACCTATAAATGTTTCTATGGATAAAAAATAACCATAGGAAAAAAACTTGAAATAATATTATTCTTTATATGTAAATAATATTAATTCTATAAAGTACCGTTTTCTTGTAACTCATTCATCTGTGCCACAAACAAATTACCTGTATCCATAATGAAATCCGTACTTGCAACTCTGGCATGACATTTACTAGAATCACTCAAATGCCAATGTAATCCTGCTTCTCTGATTGTAACAGGTACTGAATCAAAGTTAGTGTCGTCCCATAACATACCACATCTCATTGTCTGGTTTACTCTTTTACGCTGTCCACCTGTTGCTACTGACAACTGTAGTCTTGCATATGCGGTATCTGTAAATTCTGACTGTAAATCTGTCTGTGATTCTGATTCAGATGTAGAACTAGTACCCAAACTCATATAGTCTATTGAAGTAGAACTTGCACCAATATCTCTATCTATAGATTCAGACATTCCCTGTGTTAATATAACATTATAATTAGTTTCCATTTTAATCGGTCTAGGACTTTTATTTGTTTTGTTAATAAAATCTTCCATATTCTCTACCAGTAATTTATCATTTAAATCGCATGTTTTGGCACCATTAAATGATATGTCTTTGCTGTCCCACATTGTGAAACCCCAAATGTCATTATGTAATTTTACATGATGTGATAGTCCTTCTGCTTTAGATTTTAGAGAATTTTCCGCTTCAAAGTATTGATAGATATTCTTCATTAAATCTGTCTCAGATTGAATCATGATTATTTATTAAATTATTTAATAAATAGAAGTAACTATGCTATTAAATCTGCTTCTGTTTCTATTGAAGAGTTACCCACAAAAGGTATGGTAAATATCTCTATTGTTGCCTTTGATTGGTTTTCTCTTTCAAGATCAACACCTGCCTCTGTTTGCAATGTAACACCTGTTTCAGTATCTATATCATCTGTAAACAATGCACCTTCTGTATCTAAAATTCCATCATAATGATTTGAAATCCATGTCAGATCAACTTCGGAATTAACCATACTAATATGACTCATTCTTGTACCTGACTTACAACGAGCCATTTATGATTCGCCACCTATCATAGTTACCACTTTTTTATTATCTTTTTACCTTTTTTAGATTTTAATGCGTTAACTGTTGCTAGATCGATATTTTTAAGTTTGTTTTCAATTATATCTGCTTCCCATGCATAGACTTGAATCTCTTGTGCTTTGTTTCCATCTATGAATCTTAGAATAGTAACAAATGATTCATCAAAGTCCTCTCGTTCTACTTTAACCATGTTACTTCTTCTCCACAACATGTTTTAGGAAGTATATTTTCACTTCTAAGTGTGCCTTTACTATGGCATTTATTACACTTGAATTTCTTTAATACGATCCAGTTTGCACAATTTTCACAATATACTCCTCTTTGATTTCTAAGGTATCTGAATTCATCTATGTTTAGTTCTCTCTCATTACACCTGTCGCAGAGATAATAATCCCCGTTTCTTACTCCTTCATACCATTCTAGTTCCAAGTCCATCTTAATCAGTTCCTAATGCTGATAAATCAGAATCAGTATCAAAGTTACTTGCTACACTAACATCTAAATCAAATTGTGTCAATGATGTGGTAATATCATATTTTCCAACAACTTCTCTACGACTTGGTGCTGTGCCTGCTCCTGTGGTGGCATTTCCAACTCCCCAACATAATGCTAGTTTTTCTTTCCCTGAAATATTAGACACATAACAAACAACAAATCCGTCTGGACTTTGAGGGTGGAAACCACCGATGAAAGTTGCGTTAGTTCCTGTTGTATCACCACCACCATTTTCTGAACGTCTATAAGCATAGTCAGTAGCACTTGAATCATTAAATCTTAAGAGTTGTTGCATACTTCCAGAATCTGCAAAATGATGAGATAGTATTACATTAAATTTTAAATCATTTGATGTTACTTCTAATGCTGAATTAGCACTTTCTAAAGTGTCTGAACCCTCTTTAGCCCATGCCATTTTAATTCACTCCTTCCATTCTAATC